TGTTGCGTTCATGTCAGCTCCTTATCGGTTGGCCAAAGCTTCAAGGCACTCATTTGCGCACTCTTTCCAAGCGGCCTGAGCAATGAAGGTTTCCCGCTCCCACGGTGCAGCGTCGCGCGTCTTCTCCGCATAATCGCGGATTGCCTCCAGTACGAAAGCCTGAATCAGCGCACCTTGGCCTGAGTGGGTCATGAGTTCGTGAATGAAAGTGGTGTTAGATTTGGTCAATAGTTTCATGGTTTCTCTCCAGTAATATTTCGGCAGCCAGTTTGCAAGCGGCCTTCAGTTGGTCGGTGTATTGTTTTTCAAGGGCGGCAGCCAAGCCCAAAGCCGTCCGCATTTGGTCGTGAGTTCGCGCGCGCGCCCCGATTAAATACGCGCGAGTGAGCGGATTGTCGGCTTCGGGGAATTTCATTTTGTTTTTCTGGCTTCTTGTCGGCCAGTCTCCACAAGATGGCGCGCGTCGGCGTGGTCTCTGATGTCCTCGGCCTCCAGCATCACGCGAATGGCCTGAGAAGCGGCCGCGCACTGGTTGGGCGTGTTGGCTCGTTCGTATTTGAATCCTGCATTTATGTAAGCAGCTTCCGGGTGTTTCATGGTTTGATTCTCCTGTTGTCGGGACAATTCCCGCTCTTACCCGCTGTCACCGGGCAAGCGCTGGCGCTGTCATGCTTCGGGGCAGTCCGGGTTATTGCACTCCTCGTTTTCGTCTAGGTCGTGGCCGCAAAACGGGCAGGGGATGGGCTCGGGCTCGTCCTCCTCGGGCTCGTCTAGTTCTGCCTGATAGCGGGCTAACTGGCCGCGAAAATAGCTGTCGAGTCCTTTCATTTGCAAACCCTCCAGCCTTTCGGCTTGTTGCGCAGTGGGCCATAAAAATTCATCGTTTCTCTAAACCCGGTGCGCGGGCAATATCTCCATAATGTGTAAGTCATGTTGTCTGCTCCTGAAGTGTGGCGGCTTCTTGACCGCGTTCATAAAAACCCGCATAAATAGATTTCGGGTGGATCAGTTGGTCCAGTGGTTTGCCTTGAAAACCCAATGCCCATAAATGCCGGGCACCTAGCGTGCTGAAGGGGTTTAAATCGACACCGTTTTTAATGTGGTGGTGTCGGTCTTGGGCGGCAAGTTGTTTCGGTGTCATGCTGTCTGCTCCTGATAAATTGGGATTACTCGGCGGGCTTTGCGGTCGGTTTCTTTGGCCTTCGTGCCATGGGCTCGGAAGCCGATAATCTGTCGGCGGTCGGCCTTCTGGCACAGTCCGCACACTGCGCAAGTCATATAGTTGACTGTCTGAGCGGGGCAGACAAGGACCGGGCGGCCTTCTGGCGTGGTCGTATGCTTTGGGGTATCAATCGGGACAATGGCCACGACGGGCAGGCCATGGGCGGCCAGTTCGTCGGCCTCGCCCACGTCGTCGGCGCTGAGATTGATTGTGAAGCCCCATTCAGTCGCATGGCGTGCCCATTTGATGGCGTCGGCGCTTTTCTTGTGGGTGTACGTGAAGCCCTTGCGGCCACGGTTTGCGGCCACGATCTGGCCCAAAGCCACGGCGTCCACCGCTTCACCCTCGCCGGGCAGGTCTCCGGCTACGTTGTGCCGCCATAACTGGCCGGGTTTCATGTTTTCAATGAAGGCCAGCAGCGATGGTAATTCAACGCCACGGACCGGGATTTTGCCCCATATCATGCGGGTATGGAAACCCTCGGCGTAACAGTCGTCGAGATAATGCGGGCATGAGGGCGGGCAGGTGTCGCGCTGCGAATAGGTGACCGGGATGGGCCCGGTCTTCATGTTGCTGCTTTGTTTTACTGCTTGGTATTTCATTTTTACAGTCCTTCGGTTGGTTGGATTAACTCATGTTTTTCAAAAGTGCATAACTGTCCCGTGTGGTAATTCCCGCCCGCGAGTAATTCGGCGGCATTGCCGCAAACTTTGCAAAAGTCCTCGGCTGTGCTCGGGTCAAAAAAACGGGCTCCTACATCCAAAGATTCAAAAGTGACAAGCTGGTTATTGATGTTCATGGGGTCATGCTCCGATGTGAATGAAGGTAACGTGCTGGCGGATAAATTCGCGGGCGACAAAGTGGCCCAAAATCTGGTTGTAGGTGTCTCGCTTGCTGTGGTAGTACTCGGCATCACGCTCGCCGAGTCGGAAGTTGTGCCACTGATTGGCGCGAGCATTGGCCTCGATGTCACGCTGCAGGCTGCCGGGTTCGCTGTAGTGGGCTTTAAACCCGTTCAGGTCGTAATGAGCGATAAACCCGCTTGCTAGGTTTAAAAACTTATACCCGGTGCCGTTTAATTTTTCGATGTCCTTGCAGGCTGCAATGACGTTTCGCACAATGTTTTTCTGTTGGGTGGTGGTGAGTGGTGTCATGGTTTGGCTTTCAGTGGTTAACGGTACGGGCGGCCACGGTCATGCGCGTGGTCTCTTTGCTGGTGGTCGTATGGGCTTGGATCAACTGGCGTGAAGGGTTAAAGCGCTGAGCGATCCCGGCCCAGTCGATCACGGCCCGGCCTGAGCATTGGGCGAAGCTCACGCTATACAGTTTGCCTTCAATCCGGGGCAGTCCTGCGGCCTCCAGCTCGGCGCGCAGTTTGTCGGCTTGATCCGTCAAGGTGGCGATCTGAGCGCGCAGCAGCCCGAGTCGATCGGCTTTATCGCTAATGGTCTCGCCCACGTTAAGGCTTGGATTGATAAAAATGGATTGTGTGAAGGCGTGGAAGTCTTGAGGGGTCATGGTTTGTTTCTCCTATTTCGGGACTATTCCCGCCACTGCCCCAGCTCGTGAGGCAGTAGCTGGCGCAGTCAGATCGTGCGGTAAGCGTCGGCCAGAATCTCGCGCGCAGCTTGTTGGCTGAGGTCAAGGTCCAATAACTGCAGCTCGCCGGTGTATCGCTCGATGATCGCGCGCCCGGTGGCTTTGTTCTCTGGCGAAGCCGGGCAGCCCTTGAGCGGTTTAATCTCCGCAATAAAGGCGGCCAGCAGCTTCGGTGTAATGTCTTTGGATAATTTCATGGTGGTTCTCCGGTGGGTTAAAAGGGGATGTCGTATACGTCGAGCTCGATGGCCATTGGCTTAGCGCGCGGCAGCTTCGGGTACACGACGAAGTCACACTCGACGGGTTCTTCTGGGTACTGGGCGGCAGCGAAGGCATCGGCCTCGGCTCTGGTGTCGAAGGTGGCCAGCGGCTCGCGGTAAGGCGTGTGCAGCATGGCGTCGGTTCTCCGGCAGTAGCTCGGGGCCTCGTACACGACAACGAAGCGGCCCGAGTCAGTCGCGGCCTTGATCGCCCGAGAGGCAGCAGCACCCTCGTGGAGCGCTTCGAGTGTGCTGACCACATAGGCCATCTGGTGGGCGTGGCTCATGCTGTCACCTCTTGCTGTGCAATCCATTCGGCAGCGTGCTGGCGTGCTCGCTCCAAGGTTGAAAACAAGCCCTTGCTGTGCGTGGTTTGTTGGCGGCCATTGGCGCCGGGGCACTTGATGGTTACGGTGTAATGTCCAGCTTTGCTGAGGGCGATATATGCGCGGTACGTCATGCTGACTCTCCTTCTCAGTTGTAAGCTTCTTCCATGTCGAGCTGTGCTTCGTGGCTCAGTTTGAGCACGCGAGACACAAGCCACGAGGCGTCGCAGAACTCAAGGCCCTCGCTGGTTACATATTCCAAGATGGCGGCAGCGCTGTGCCCTTCGTCGTTCATGGCGATGATGTCTTTGGCCAAGGTGGCTTGTGTCTTCATGGTGTCGAGATCGTTCATGGTGTTGCTCCGGTTAGTTGCTGTCTGGTAGGTTACCGATTAACCTGCCTGCGATAAATTCTACAGTTTGGCGCGTGTCTGTCCAATGATTTGTTTTTATGGCGATCGCGGGATTGATAGGCCAAACCTATTTTGCGGGGAAGTTAAAGGCGAAGCCTTGCAGCTCTTGTGCTGTTCCCCTACACTCGCACCCATGAACACTAGCACCAAAACTCCAAAGAGACTGACACGTAAACAGATAGAGGAAGGACTCGACTCTGTGCCCGTTTCGTCCCTGCTATCCGGCAGCCGAAAGGAACTAACAGCAAAACAAGCCGGGTTTGCGCGTGAAGTAGCAATGGGCTCGACGAAAGCCGATGCGTATCGCAAGCATTACAAGACGAACAACAAGGCAACACTGACGCATGCGCCTTATGTCCTTGCGCGTGACGATAGGATAAAACTGGAGATAGAGGCGATTAGGCGGGCTCAAGAGGCTGAGCACATAAAAAACCCTGCCGCCCTGCGTGCTTTGGTCATTCAAACCCTCGTTGAAGTGGCCACAAATCCCGACGCAAAAGAC